TGGTCATGCCTGCCATATTATTGATCCCCTGCCATAAATTTCTGGCGCTCTTCGTCAGTCATGTTTTGCCACGCGAGCGCCCAATCCTCTGGGCTGACGCCGGAGGGCGCAGGCGGGGGCGTCAGGGCCAAGGGCTTCTGGTATAGATCGCCACCGAACCCAAAGTCTGGAATGACCTGTGCGGCAGGGAGTCCCGCCGCCTCAGCAAATTGACCATACTGATCTGCAATGCTTCGATACTGCTCCTCGGCTCCGCTATATAGACGCGTCGCTCGATCAGCGAAATCTGCACGCTGCGATTCAGACAGCCGCTCGCCGGAGACGATCCGGTTATACAGACTGCGCGTGCGGTCATCAATGCTGCCAGCGTTTTGCGCTGTCGCAAATTCTCCCTCGCGAACAACTGAGCCGGGGTCCAGAACCTTCATGTAGTTGAAGATCAGCGACAAATCCCCGGCAGGGGACGGATCAGCAATAGAGCTTATGATGCGCCCATAGGCCGTCGTCTGGTCAGCAAATGATTTCACCTGCGGCAGAGCAGTAAATTCTTTTCGCGCACTTTGCACCGCGTCCGCGTCAAACGCTGGCCCCCCCTCCGGGCTGTAAATAACCTCCCCAGTGACCGGATTCACAATGCGGTTATCGACCGCGATTCCCTGCGTCGGCTTCGCAGGCTGCTGCGCAGCCTGATACGCTTGCAGCACGGCTGCGGGCTGACCACCTGCGCGGATCATCTCGACGTATGGGGCCGATCCGGGCTGCTGCGACAGCCACTCAACCGTGCGGTTGACTTGCGCCTGCTGCTGGCGCTGCTGACGCTGGCTGCCGATGCGCTGGGCTAAACCCTGATCAGGGTCCATGCGCATGGAGTTCAGCCCCAGAGTCAGGTTATCCAAAAAGCTACCGAACGCGGGCCGCTGGTAAAACGGCAGGGCCGTCTCCCCCTGCGCTGCTGGGTCCATTTTCTGCACGCCGAACATCTCAAGGATGCCGCGCGGCTGCTGTTGCGGTGCCTGCATTGGTTGCGCCATGGGCTGTCTCCTTCGTTCCCCAGTGCTTGGGGCTGGCGTGCCGAGTATCCGGGAGACATAATTCTGCGTCTCTTGGAATGGCGGGATGCCGCCGTATTTGCGCACGTTGCCGGGGCCAGCGTTGTACGCCGCCAAGGCAAGCTGCGGGTCTTGGAATGTGTCCATCTGCTGGCGCAGGTATCGCGCCCCGCCGGTCAGGTTCTGGATGGGGTCGGACGGGTCGACGCCCAAGTCGCGCGCGGTGCCGGGCATAAGCTGGGCCAGCCCCATTGCGCCCTTTGGGCTGACCGCAGTCGGCTTGAACGCGCTTTCCTGCTGCACAAGACGCAGGAACAGGTCGGGATCGACGCCCTCCTGCTCCGCAATCCTTACAGCCTCTGCGCGGTAGTCCATCTAGCCACCCAGTTCCATTGCGAGGCCGACGTAATTGACCCGCAGGTATCCGTCGTCGCCGCGCGTGACCAAGTGAGGGTGCGTCTCCTTCAGCTCGTCGGCAATGACGCCGAACTCTGGCTGGTCCTTGTGCGCGATTTTCTTGCCCTCGTCGTTCCAGTCCCAAGAGTAGAATTGGACGCCGCCGACTTTTTCGATGGGCGTGATGTTTTCCTTGAGGCGGATGTCGGAGGATAGTGCAGTCGCGCCCAACGTAAGATAATCAAACAGGCCTCTCTTCTTTGTCTCTGTCGTCGTGCCGTAGCCGCCGGGGATAGCGCCCGCGCCGCCCTGCAGCGCTGACAGCCTCTGATACGGATTCTGCTGCTCTCGCATGAACTCGTTGCGCAGTGCGTCGATCTCAGCGGCGCTCAGTGCCGTCTCCATGCCGCCGATGCCAGTCAGGCCAGCCGCCGCCGCGCCCTGCTGCGCCTGCTGCTGCTGCATCAACCCCATCGCGCGGGCCTGCGCCTCGCTGTACCCCTGCCGCATCATGTCAGCGATGAGCTGGTTCTGTGAGGCCAGATTGCCTGCGGCAAACTCCCCGCGCGCGACCTCACCACGCGACCCAAATGCGCCTGACCCGGCAAGCTGACCCTCAAGGCCCGTCAGCGCCTGCTGCTGCTGTCGGCCCATCTGAGCCAGCGACGCGTCAATCACGTTTTGCTGGTACGGGTTGTAAAGCGCCTGCGTGGTGTCCATGAGCTGCTGGGTCTGATCTTGCCCAGCCATCCCGCTGTAAATGTCTGCGGCCTGCGTCGTGTACGCGCTCATCCCCGGTGCCATTGGCCCGGTGTACGCTTGGAAGGGCGTCTCGGAAACCTCAGTCGCAAATGGCAGCACAGTCTGTTGCAGGTAGTCCTGCTGGAACTGCGGCATCTGCTGGGTCGTCGTCTGTTTGCCTTTTCCCATGATTACAACTCCAGTTCATAGGCAACGTGCTTGAGCTTAAACATATATTGTTTTGCCATTTTTGACCACCCTGCGCGTGCGTGCGTTTCAATTGCGTCGAAGCCTGCGGCCTTTGACACTCTAGCCAGTTCGTCCAGCGCTGGCTTTGACCATAAGTCCGCCCGCGCGCCGCCAATCATTTCGATCACCATCACGCGCTTTCGCGGATAAGTGTTCTCCGTCGTCATCATCGCGGCCATCGGCTCGCCGTCGACATAAATGCCCCACAGCAGCGACCGGCCAGTGCGCAGCCACTCCTCGACGTCGTCCATCCCGCACTGATCAGCCAGCCGCTTTTGCGCTAGCTCGATCATCGGGCCAAATGTCGGCCAATACTGATCCAGTTTGTCAGCCGGAACGTAAAAGACACCGACGCCGCTCATCCGTACAGCCTCGTAATGCCCAGCGTGGTCGCAGGGGCGGCAGGCGAAAATGCCGTGGCCGGTGTGGCCTCAAGGTATCCGGCTGTCCGATCCACCGCCCACATCGCTTCCAGATAGTCGCCCGCCTGCACGTCGAATGTCGTGGCGCGGCTGACAACCGTTGTCGCGTCGTTCTGGTGGAGCGACGCCACAATGGTTGAATTGGGCGCGTCAGCGCCATTGATCCTCGGCCAGAAGTAGAACGTCACGGTGCTGCCAGACGTGCTGGTGATCTGCGCAGAAAAGCTGGCCATATAGTGACCCGCCTCTTCAAATACCAATCGGGATGCCGGTGTGCCGTTCGTGATGCCGTCAGCCGTCGCAGCCGTGTAAGTCAGCGCATATGGCGTGTTGATGACCGCCGCAGTCTGGTCCGCCGTGATCGACCCCTCATATTGACCGTCAGACAGGACGATCTGCCGAAGCTCCCCATTCTTTGAAACCACCGGGTATCCGTTGACGTCGTCCCACAGCAATACGCCATTGGTCGCCGCCGTCTCGCCCCCAGTCTTGAACGTCAGGCTCGGCAGGGATCGCGAGAGGTACGCGGACAACTGCCGCGCCCAGACCTTCCAGTCAGGGCCGACCGGTGGGGGCAGGAGGCTGGTCATCGTCGACCACCCTGCTTCACGTCAAAGCGAAACCGCCCGACCCTCCACGCGTCGTTCACCGCCGCCGTGACGCGCATCCGAACCTGCCTGCCTTGGAAGCGGACGCTGGTGGGGTTCGTCATCGTGTAGGGGCCGTGTGAGGCCTCCGCAGCCGTAGGATAGAGCCGGGTCTTGAACGTGGTGGTCACGTCGCCAAGGTTGGCCTCATCCGGGATAAGGTCGGTCACGACAGCGAGGTTATCCCCGGACCCGATCTTGAATGGGCCCGTCTCGGCATAAACATTTCCGCCGCCATGGTTGAAGCCCGTCTCGTGGTCATACACAGATCCGTCCGCATCCGCCCACAGTGGGGTGCGGAACACGCCACGGTCAATGCCAGCCGTGCGGGACAAGTCGCCCATCAGCCAGTGGCCTTCCTTGTAGTCATAGGCGACGTATCGGTCGATCTCAGTGCTGCCCGCAGAACAGTAGAACCACCAGACCTCGCCATTCTGGCCATTCGATATGGCCCACGCCTTGCTGATCTGCGCCGTGTTGATGTCCAGAAACACCTTGTCCCAGACGTCGCACTTCAGTTCCTGCGCGCTGGATCCGTTATAGCCGAAGAAGCCATTTTGCCCCATCCAGAACACGCCAGCCGATGTGTCGATCACCGCCTTGCGCGCAACAAGTCCGCAGGAGGATCCGACGCGCTCAAACTGGTAGACGAATGGCGGGCCGACGTAGACCGCGCGGTGCGCGTCCTGATCGGTCAGGATCAGCGACTGCCCCTGCGTCCGCACGCCCGCCATGATCTGGCCTGACGTCTGGAGTTGGTTGTCGCCCGCTTGGTTGGTGCTGGCCGCCGCCCATAGCGTATTGTCCTCAAAGTCCGACCACGCGACCTTGCGCGGATCACCGCCCGCGCCAAGGGCAAACACAAATCTCTCCTCGGTCACCAGCACGCCGAGGTTGTCAGTCGGGGCATTTGCAATGACCGCAGCGGGCGTGCCGGTGCTTAATTGCCACTCATAGATCTTGCCGTCCGTGGACGAACACGCGACCAGATACTGGCCCCACGTGTCCATCGACCACGTAGTCGCCTCAGAATAGTTGCCGGTGTCTGCGCGCGCTTGGCCGTAGAACCCTGCGCCGTACAGCCCTCCGCCGTATCCCGTGTTGACCGCCGCGTCCTCAATGCCCGCCGTAAAGCCTGCTGGCGTGATGTCGTAGGTCGTGCCGTTGGGGATGCTGACGTGCAGCTTTTCAAACGTGCCCGCGGCGATCCACCGGGTCGCCGCATTGTCCTCCCACGCCAGCATGCCGCGCGGCGCTGCCGCGTAAACGACAGAGCCGAAGCGGTCAGCCCAGCCGCCGATGGGCCGCAGGGAGCCGTCACGCCACCGCACAAGGCTGCCCTCCCGCCACCGACCCTCGCTTTCGAGATCGGTGCCGTGGTAGCGAAACCCCGGAGGGGGAGAGAGTTGAACAAGGGGCATGTCAGGCCTTCCCACCCATTAGAACGGGCTTTCAGATGAACGGATCAGCGGAATTGCTGGGATGTATAATTCCGACGCACCTATCCCCGCACCGCTTATTCCAGAAACACCAAAGCCTGAGTTGCTGTGCATCCACTCAAAAACATCTCCGCTAGATACGGTACTGTCAAACGACCTAGCCGCAGACCCACTACCAGTGAGGTCGCCGTTTACGGTAAAGACAGAGGATATGGTTACGCCGTTCTTTCTAAGGTACATACGGCTTGTAGCACTGCCACCGTCTGAGCTGCCCGAGTACGAAGATGTCTGAGTGGCGTAAAACCGAAGAGAACCTGTGTATGCCTGACTGACTGTAAACGTGGCACCTACAACATAGGTAGACCCGGTAGTGCTGGTGGTACCCTTTACATACCCCAAGCCTAACGCTTCGGAACCGGCTCTTACTACGGTATCTGCCGCCGATACTGTGATCGTCGGCACGTCAGCGAGGGCTGCAAACGCCCGACCAAGAATGCGGGGCGCGCCCGTCCCACCTGTGGCAAACGCGTCGAGGTTCGCGTTTACAGACTGGTTTAGCCGCTCGCCTGACACCTGACCAAACACCGTCGACGTGTCATCCTCGACCTGTGCCTGCGTCAGCTCAACTGCTGTTGGGATGTTGTCAATCTGCGTCTGGATCGCGCTGGTCACGCCATCAACGTAGCTTAG